AAGGCAACAATGGTGGCCTTGGTGCTGACGCCTCATATTATCCTAGTGGCGGTGGCGGTGGCGCGGGGGCTGTTGGGGGAAATGCTACTGGTTCAGCAGGTGGTAATGGCGGCGCTGGTACTGCATCATCTATTACAGGCTCATCTGTAACTTATGCTGGAGGCGGTGGTGCTGGTGGGTATTTGCCTGACGGCCAAAATTTACTTCCTGGCCCTGGCGGGACTGGTGGCGGCGGAGCTGGAGGGAATTACACCCCAACAAAAACTCCAGGCGTTGCAGGAGCTGCAAATACAGGCGGTGGAGGTGGCGGTGGAGGAGCTGGTGGTGGTACGGCGGGCGCAGGCGGCTCAGGTGTTGTCATCCTCAAATACCCATCATCACTCACAATCTCTAACCCAGGTGGTGGATTGACTTACACAACATCTAATTCTGGTAGCTACAAAATAACAACCTTTACAGCCGGAACAGGCAATGTGAGTTGGGCATGAACATGCACCATTTATTTCCTACACCTGTAGGATTCTTTGAGTTAGGAAGGGAGCTTACGGATGAGGAGCTGTTCTTTGTCCGTGAGTTAGAAACCCGTCCTAACATGGGCAATACAACCTCAACCAATAACTTTGTGTTGCGTGATCCTGTTATGACAGGGTTACGCTCATGGATTGAAGATTGCGTATCTGAATACTTCAAAGCAACAGCAAACCCTAAGCACGATGTCAGCCTGAGAGTTACCCAAAGCTGGTGCAACTACTCGGAACCAGGGCAATTCCATCACAAACACGCACATCCGAATAGTTACGTTTCTGGCGTGTTCTATGTGCAGACAAACCCTGATGACAAGATCTTCTTTTATCGTGATGGGTATCAGCAGATCAAGTTCCCACCGCTAGAGTGGAACCAATACAACTCTGAAAGCTGGTGGTTTGAAGCCACGACAGGCAAGTTGATTCTTTTCCCTTCGTCAGCACAGCATATGGTTCCGCAAGTGCAGGGTGAGGAAACAAGAATTTCTCTATCGTTTAACACCTTCCCAGTTGGAATGATTGGGGAAGAAGTTGATTTAACTGGATTACGGCTGGAGGCATAATGGCTCACTACGCTTTTTTAGACGCAAATAACATCGTTACCGAAGTCATTGTCGGCAAAGACGAAGGCGAGGAAGGTATTGATTGGGAAGTACGCTACGCTGAGATAAGAGGACAACCTTGCAAGCGTACAAGCTACAACACCCAAGGCGGTCAGCATCCTAACGGGACACCGTTTAGGAAGAACTATGCAGGCATTGGTTACACCTACGATCCAGTACGGGACGCTTTTATACCGCAACAACCTTTTGCAAGTTGGTTATTGAACGCTGGTTCTTGCCTTTGGGAGGCTCCGGTTCCTATGCCAACTGACGGTAAAATGTACTCGTGGGATGAAGATACGACTAACTGGATCGAAATAACAAGGTAAAAATGTGTTCGGCTTTGACCCATTTTCAACTGCGCCATTCTCAGCGATCAGTGGGTCGGGTGCCAACACATACCAAAAAGAGGTAGCCGAAACTGCTACTGGTTCTGACACAACCGAAGCAACCTTAACCATCAGCTCAGCCGTTGCTGAAACAGCAACCGGCACAGACATAGTAGATGCAGAAAAAGCTGTAGAGGCTTTAATTGCTGAATCAGCTTCTGCCACAGACACTACAGCTACAACCTTTACATTAGTTGCTTCCGTTGCTGAAGTTGCTACAGGCTCGGATGCTATATCCGTTTCTGTTGATGGAAGCAGTAGCGTTAATGAAACCGCTACAGGAACAGACCAAACTAACCAAGGTCAAGATCAGTTTGGTAACATCAGTGAGTTTGCGGCTGTTTTTGATGATTTTTCTGCTGCTCAAGCATATCAAGCAGCAATTTCAGAACTTGCAACAAGTTCCGATCAACTTGCTACACTAATGGATCTTCAAAGTGTGGTGTTAGAGTTGTTGACGGCAGCCGACCAAGTATCTATACCGCAAACACTGCAAGGTGTTATTGCAGAAATGGCGACAGCCATAGATCAATTTGGTACGCTAGATGGGGCAGAACAGTTAGTTATTAGGTTAAGATCGTTTACTGAACGAAGGAGATTTTGATGGCAATCAATCTTAAGGCAATTACCTCGGTACTTGGTTACCAGCAGATAACCAGTTTAAGTTCTGCCACAGCGCTAACCGTACCCCAAAAAGACATCGCAGGCTTGGCGGGTTCGCCTAGGATTGCTATTATCACCCCCGAAGGGCAGGCTGTTCGTTGGCGGGATGATGGTGTAGCACCTACAGCAACTGTAGGTATGCCTTTAGCAGCAGGTGTTACTTTGCAATATGACGGCGACATCAATCAAATTAAGTTCATTGAGCAATCTGCTGGCGCTAAGTTAAACATCACTTACTACTCTTAATGAGGTCAGCATGAACATTTCTAATGACGCCCCCGCTATGAATTACGTGGATTATTTTACCAAGCAATTCCCCAAAGACTTGGCTGAAATGGCTGTTTTGCGTGATGAGTTAGCTACTCGTCAAGGCGCATTAACCGCAGCCGAAGATGCGGTTGCCGACCGTAAAAAAGCAGCGCAAGAACTTGAAGTTGCAAAAAAGGAAGCCGAAGCTATTAAAGCTGACGCAAAATATGATCAAGAAGCTGCTAAACGTGTTGTAGATGAAGCGCTGGAAAAAGCCCAAAAGATAAAAAATGAAATGGCAGCGTTGATTAATGACACAAATGCTCGTGAAAAAGCAGTTGCTGCTCGTGAGAAAATAGTTACTGCAAGAGAAAAAAATTTAGAAAGTCGTGAATTTGAACTGACCGCTATGGAGAAATCATTAGAGGTTGAGAAAGAAGTTCTTAAGAACGATATGGCAGCGTTAGAACTACGCATTAAAAACTTCCAAGCTAAAGTCGCAGCTTTAACGGCTTAAAGGTCTATCATGGCAGATGTTAAAATCTCAGCGCTAACCTCCGCAACGTTACCTTTAGCTGGCACTGAAGTTTTACCTATTGTGCAAAGCAGCGCAACCAAAAAAGTTGCCACTGATGATTTAACAGTCAAAAACATACGGTCTAACGCTACTAGCGGTTTGCTTCAAGTTGCAGGCCCAGCGGCTGCAAGTACGCGGGTAATGACTGTACCTGATGCTAACTTTACTGCCGCAAGAACAGATGCCGCGCAAACTTTTATTTCAAAACAAACTTTTAGTGGCTTATCTAGCACTTTAGCTTCATCTTTTAAAAACATTGTTGAGCCAGCAACTGTATCCGCCACGGCAGCAACAGGCACTATCAATTACGATGTCACTACGCAATCTGTGCTTTATTACACCTCAAACGCTTCAGCTAATTGGACTGTTAATTTCCGAGCCTCAAGTGGTACGAGTTTAAACACAGCTATGTCTACAGGTGACGTAGTAACTGTAGCTTTTTTAGTAACCCAGGGGGCAACGGCTTATTACAACAACGCCATTCAAATTGATGGGTCTAGTGTTACACCTAAATATCAAAATGGTATAGCCCCTTCTTTTGGCAATTCTAATAGTATTGATATTTATACATACACGATTATAAAAACAGCAAGCGCCACGTTTACTGTTTTAGCTTCTCAAACTAAGTTTGCCTAAAGGTTAATTATGCCAACAGCCATAACTTTAGGGGCGGCATCCGCTAGAGCTTTTGGGTTTTGTTCTGGCGCAACAGGACAACAAGCTTATACAACTCCGGGAACGTATACATGGGTATGCCCTGTTGGGGTTACGGCTGTCTCCATAGTGTGCGTTGGGGGCGGTGGAGGCGGTGGTGGCGCTGATGGTGTTAGTTATGGTGGTTATGGCGGCTCAGGTGGCGGTCTTGCTTACCTTAACAATTACCCAGTAACCCCCGGCGCGTCGTATACGGTTGTTGTTGGATCGGGCGGTGCTGGAGGAACGGGTACGGCTGGAGCGCCAACTGCAGGCGCAAAAGGCGGAAATTCTTCGTTTAACGGCGCTGTTTGTGTTGCTACAGGCGGCAGTGGTGGCCCTGTAGGAAACGTAGGGGGTTCGTATCCGGGCGGAACCTACAGTGGTACAGGTGTGCTTGGTGGTACTGGTGGGCTTGGCGGCAGCGGTAATGGTTATGACAACGGCGGCGGTGGCGGCGGGGCGGCGGGTTATTCTGGAAATGGTGGTGTAGGCGCAGTTCAAGGTGGTGCGGGCACTGATGGTTCTGGCGGTGGTGGTGGCGGCGGTGGTTCTGGTAGCGTCCCGATTGGTGCAGCCGCTGGTGGTGGCGTAGGCATTCTTGGGCAGGGCACTAACGGCACTGGAGCGCCAGCAGGCAATTTTTCTTCTAGCGGTGGCGCAGGTAGTGGCGGTTCTGGATCGTCATATGGCGGCGGTGGCGGTGGCGCAAGAGGAACCTCTGGGCCGGGATATTCGGGAAGCCCCGGTGGTGGCGGTGCAGTAAGAATTATATGGCCTGGAAACACTAGATTATTTCCTTCTACAAATACCGGCGATTTGTAATTAAATAGCCCAACACACTTGAAAACAATATTGTCATCCAATCTTCTGTAAGATATGATGTTTTAACTGTACCGGCCCAGTAGACCGGGACTCTAACGAGTATGTCATGAGCGACGAAAGTCAAACCTTAGCGGAAGTAGAATCCGCGCCAGCACCCGAGGTGACGGCCACCACGGAGATTGCACAAAATGCGCCGGAGGTCGCTGAACAAGCGCCAGATCAGACTGAGGAAAAGCGTTTTACCCAGGCTGAACTTGACGCGATGATCAGCAAACGCCTTGCAAGAGAGCAACGCAAGTGGGAACGAGAACAAAAGCTGAGGGCCGTAACGCCCGATATGCCGTCTGGTGATTTACCCGCGCAAGATAGTTTTGCGTCAACTGAGGAATACGCGGAAGCGTTAGCCGAAAGAAAAGCCGCAGAATTGCTTGCACGACGTGAAGCAGAAAGACAGCGTGCGGAAGTTCTTGAGGTCTATCACGAGCGCGAAGAAGAAGCGCGGTCTAAGTACGAAGACTTTGAACAGGTTGCGTACAACCCCCGACTTCCAATCACGACAGTGATGGCCGAAACGATTCAAGCGTCTGACATTGGCCCCGAGGTGGCGTATTACCTTGGTTCTAATCCAAAAGAAGCTGATCGTATTGCCAAGTTGTCGCCTTTTTTGCAAGCAAAAGACATTGGGAAGATTGAAGCTAGGTTAAGTGAAAATCCTCCAGTTAAGAAATCAACGAGCGCCCCAGCGCCGATTCAGCCGGTCACTCCACGGGGTGGCAACGCAAGAGTTTTAGACACGACTGACCCGCGTTCTATTAAAGAAATGTCAACATCAGAGTGGATTGAAGCAGAGCGTCAACGGCAGATTAAGAAATGGGAAGCTCAAAACCGAGTCCGCTAACTTTTTGATAAGGAATTGTCATGGCAAATAGTCTACTTACCATCGACATGATTACTCGCAAGGCGCTTGAAATCCTTGAGAATAATCTTGTCTTAACCCGCAACGTTAATCGTCAGTACGACGATAGTTTTGCTGTTGAAGGTGCCAAAATTGGTTCAACCTTGCGTATCCGCTTACCGGACCGTGCTCTTGTCACTGACGGTGCTGCACTGCAAGTCCAAAGCGATAACGAGCAATACACCACGTTGACTGTTGCTACGCAAAAGCACATTGGTGTTAACTTCACATCTGCTGAATTGACCTTGCAGTTGGACGATTTTGCAGAGCGTGTGCTTAAGCCTCGTATTAGCCAGCTTGCTGCTAGCATCGACGCTGACGTTGCTAACTCCTACCAGTACATCGGTAACACCGTTGGTACGCCTGGAACGACGCCTGCTACATCGTTGGTTCTGTTGCAAGCACAGCAGAAACTTAACGAGAACGCTGCGGTTATGTCGCCCCGTTACGCCACGGTCAACCCAGCCGCTAACGCCGGATTGGTTGAAGGCATGAAAGGTCTTTTCAACCCCACCGACACGATCAGCCGTCAGTTCAAAAACGGTATGATGGGTATGGGTGTGCTTGGGTTTGATGAGATCAACATGTCTCAGTCGATCAAGCAGTTCACGACCGGCTCGCGTACGGCTACCGGCGGTACAACGTCTGCTGCTGTAACAAGCGAAGGCGCAACCACTATCGCCATCACTGGCGCAGGTGCTAGCGCAACCGTCAAAGCTGGCGACGTGTTTACCGTGGCTGATTGCTATGCAGTTAACCCACAAACCCGTGAGTCCACTGGTTCGCTGTTCCAGTTCGTTGCAACCGTTGACGTCACGCTGAATGGCTCTGGCGCAGGTAACATCACTGTCGCTCCGATCTATTCTTCGGGTAACGCCTTAGCTACCGTTGCTAGCCTTCCTGCTACCAGCAAGGCCGTGACTTTTGTTGGTGCAGCATCTAGCCAGTACCCACAAAACCTCGTCTACCACAAAGACGCTATCACTTTCGCCACTGCCGATCTGATGATGCCGCAAGGCGTTGACATGGCATCGCGTCAGGTTCATAACGGTATTTCGATGCGTATTGTCCGTCAGTACGACATCAACAATGACCGTATGCCCTGCCGTATTGACGTACTGTACGGCTACAGCGTGATCCGTCCGCAAATGGGCGTTCGTCTCTGGGGTTAATCAATCTAGGGGGCTTCGGCCCCCTTACCCAATTATTTTTTGAAAGGATTTATCATGGCAATTCCTAATGGTGCTGGTGGCTATCAGTACAACGACGGTAATACCGGCGAGGCTTTGTTGTTTGTTCAGGGCGCACCCACGGCGCTAACTGGCGCAGCTACGGTTACCGCCGCTCAACTAGCAAACGGTTTGTTTACGTTTGATGGTACGGCTGGCGCAATGACGCTACCCACGGTTGCGTTGCTTGAAGATGAAATTTCTTCGGCAGCTAAAGTTAACGCAGCGTTCACGTTTGCAGTTGTCAACATTGACGGTACAGACGCTGTAACCGTAACCGCAGGTACGGGCTGGACAATTGTTGGCACCGCTGCTGTGTCGGCTAACACGTCTTCGCAGTGGCTGGCTCGCAAAACCGGCGTTGGCACTTGGACGGCTTATCGTATTGCGTAATCGATAGGGGGCTTGCCCCCTATTCTTAAAAGGATCAGCTATGTCAAACACTAAACCTATTGGCGTTGCTTTTACAGACCAAGACATTATCGGCTCACAATATGTGTTGTCCGGTGAACAGTTTGGTTACACAGCAGTCGCTCAAGGTACTGTGACTCAGGCGACCAGCAAGTCTACAGCTGTTACGCTTAATAAGTCAGCCGGTCAGATCACGATGAACAATGCCGCTTTAGCGAGCGTAACCAACGTGACGTTTACGTTGAACAACTCGTTCATTTCTGCAAACGACATTTTGAT